GTGCGGGCGCATGTTCGTTGGACGACGGAACTCGACGAGCGGCTGCGGGCTTTGCGGCGGGCCGGCCTGACCTGGGACGCCATCGCCGAGTCGATGGAGCTGGGCCGCAATACGGTGCTGGAGCGCGGCCGCAAGATCGGGGCGCGGCGGGCGGCGCCGGCGCCTGCCGTGGCTGAAGAGTCACGGGACCGCCCGCCCCGGCAGGCTGGGCATCCGGTGACCTGGGCGCTGCTGACCGTGGGCACGGTGCTGGAAGGCGAAGCCTATCCGTATCCTGTTTTCCTTTGAGGGAACAAATCATGAACGAACACGCACGCCTGTCCAGCGCGAACCTCGCCGATGCCGCCGCGCCTCGCGATGTCGATGCCGCGTTCATCATCTACCGGCTGGAGGAAGCAGGCGCGACGCTGCTGGCTTTGCCAGGATCGGGATATTCGACCCGGTTGCGGGTGACGGCGCTGGACGTGGTTCAGGAGGCGCAGGAGGCCAAGGGCTGGCAGGCGGGGCGGATACGGCCGCCCGTGCCCTCCGCATCGCGCATCAGCCGGATGGACGAGGCGCTGGGATGGATCGCGCTGATCCCGCGCGACCGTTACATGCTGCGGCGCATCGTCGGCGCGCGCTGCCTGGTGAGCCCGGTGACCGAGCGGCACTTGTTTTCCTGGCGGCGCCTGGGGACGGTGATGGGGGCCGACCACAAGGCGGTGCAACGCTGGCACGCACAGGGGATTGACATGCTGGTGGGGGCGGTCGGGGCGCTGCGGGCGCATGCGGTGGAGTGAGGCTTTATGCCAGGTCTCGCGCTTGATGGGTGCTACGGGGTGGGGGTTAGTGATGGGTGACGCTTCGCTTACCCATCCTACGGTTTGTTACGGTTTGCTGACCGCAGATGTGCAAATGAACAGAAGCTACGGGTTGGGGGGTGAGTGATGGGTTACGCTTCGCTTACCCATCCTACGGTTTGTTACGGTTTGCTGACCGCGGACGTGCGAACATTTTCGTTTAGTCGTCAGTGCGTTTCAGCGTGACGCGGTAGCGGCAGCGCTGGGTGGTGTAGGTGCCGGTGATTTGCCGGCCTTTTACGGCGCCGGTGAAGGTCAGGGTGAAGGGTTTCTTGTCGATGCCGAGCAGCGTGAGGCCGGCGACGAGATCGTTGCCCGAGCGTTTGCCTTGCAGGACCAGGGTGCCGCTGTCGGCGGAGAAGACGATGCCGGTGCCGCGTTGTGTCAGCTCGCCTTGCGCCTGCGGATCGCAGACGCCGGCCTCCGGGGTCACCGGGCCGGCGTAGATCGTGGTTTCGGCCAGTCCGGCGCAGGCAGCCAGAAGGCCGGAAAGAAGCACGGTGCGGCGCATGCGGACCGTTTATAGCAGCCGGCGGCCCGCGCCACGATTGTCTGGCAGCAGCGAGCGGGTGCATTTTTTTCGTTGCCCAGGCCGCCCAACTTTAGGTATGTTTTCTCCTACGCTGCCGGCTTGCATCGTTTGAGCCCGCACCTAGTGAACTTATAAGAATATGTTCTTCCTGGCGACGAGTTCGCCGGGGATGGGTGCAGGGGCAGCGGGCCTGATTGGCCGGAGCCAGCCATCTACTTTTTGGGTTGCTGCCGATCCGACGCCGGAGGGGCGGCAGGCCGTTGACGGCTGTTTCTGCACCTTGGTGAAGGCTGCGCTGGCGACGATGTGGCCGGGCGCGCTGCAGGACGATCAATGTGACGAATTCCGCACGCCAGCCCTCGACGGAATGGCAGCTGCGGACCGGTATCAGGACCAGCCTGGAAGCGTGGTCCCGTTTCGCGCTTGCACCGTCCGGGCAGCAGCCCGCGCTGCATCATCTGAAGATCATCGAGGCGTTGGAACAGGTCAGCGCCGGCGACATCCGGCGGCTGATCATGATGCTGCCGCCCGGCTCCGCCAAGAGCACCTATGCCAGCCGGCTGTTTCCGGCCTGGTGGCTGGCCCGGAATCCGGCCAGTGCGGTGATCACCGCCTGCCACACGGCGCGGCTGGCCGAGCATTTCGGACGCAGCGTGCGTGGGCTGCTGGAAGAACATGCCTTGCCGCTGGGCGTGCGGGTGCGGCCGGACGCCCGTGCGGCGGCCCGATTCCTGACGGAGGGCGGCGGGGAGTATTTCGCCGTGGGCGTGCAGGGGGCGGTGACCGGGCGGCGCGCCGACCTGGCGCTGATCGACGACCCGATCCGGTCCTTCGCGGACGCCGAAAATTTCGCCGCGCGCGAGCATTTGTGGGAGTGGTTCCGGTCTGAACTGGTGACCCGGCTGAAGCCGCGCGGCCGGGTTATTCTGGTGATGACGCGCTGGCATTGCGACGACCTGGCCGGGCGGCTGATCGAGCAAGGCGGCTGGTCGACGTTGCGCCTGCCTGCGCTGGCGGAGGAAGGCGACGCGCTGGGGCGGGCGCCCGGCGCTGCGCTGTGGCCGGAATGGGAGGATGTTTCCGCGCTTTGCGAAAGGCGCAGCCTGCTGGGCGAACGCCATTTCAGCGCGCTGTTCCAGCAATCGCCGCTGCACGCCGCAGGACAGATGTTCGACGTGCGCAAGCTGCGGCTGGTGGACGCGGTGCCGGATGGCGAGGCGGTGCGGGCGTGGGATCTGGCTGGCAGCATCGACACGACCGGCGATCCGGATTGGACCGTGGGGTTGCGGCTGGTGCGGGACGCGACCGGGGCGGTGTTTGTGGATGACGTGATCCGTTTCCGTGGCGAATCGGCGGACGTGGCAAGCCGAATCCGGGCGACTGCCGAAGCCGACGGAACCAGGGTGCCGGTGGGACTGCCCCAGGATCCCGGACAGGCCGGAAAGAGCCAGGTTCTGTTTCTGACACGGTTGCTTGCCGGCTGGCGGGTGATGGCCTCGCCGGAGACCGGATCGAAAACGGTGCGTGCCACCCCCATTGCCTCACAGATCGGCAACGGTGCGGTTTCGGTGCGGCGGGCGGGGTGGAACGCGGCATTCCTGGACGAGCTGGCAAATTTTCCGAACGGCGCAAAGGACGACCAGGTGGATGCGCTGGCGCGCGCCTTTGCCATGCTGCTGGAGCTTCGTGCGCCGGCGCGGTTTGCCAACCTGACGTTCTCATCCCGGTAGCGCGCAGGCTGAACGAGCGGGAGGCGCGGTTTGTTCGGTACGATTTCCGATCTGATCCCGGCGGATGACGATTATCCGGACCGCACCCGGCAGCTGATGCTGTATCAGCGCATTCTGGATGGCAGCCTTTATGACGTGCTGCCCTATGAATTTCATGAAGAGCGCACCGGCAGCGGCGACTATATTCCGCTGCGGCAGCGCCGGCCATCGGTGCGCTACGGGCTGGCGCGGCTGGTGGTGGAGGATAGCATCGCCCTGCTGTTCAGCGAGGGGCATTTTCCCGCGTTCCATTCCGCCGATGCGGCCGTGCGTGATGCGCTGACGGCGCTGATCCGCGAAACCCGGCTGAATTCCGTTATGGTGGAAGCCGGGTTGCGCGGCAGTGTGGGGTCCGTCGCCTTGCGGATGCGCGTGCTGCGCGGGCGGGTTTTCGTCGATGTGATGGATACTGCGTTCCTGACGCCGGTGTGGGACCCGATGGAACCGGACACGCTGCTATCGGTGACGGAACGCTACAAGGTTTGCGGCACGGTACTGGCGGCGCAGGGTTTTGCCGTGGCCGACCGCAGCGGCACCTACTGGTTCCAGCGTGTCTGGGACAAGGAGTTCGAGCACTGGTTCGAGCCCGTTCCCGTCGGCTCCGGCGACAGGGCTGCGCCGGATGCCGCACGGACCATGCGCCATGGTCTGGGTTTTGTGCCGCTGGTCTGGGTACGCAATCTGCCAGGCGGCAACGAGATCGATGGCGCCTGCACATTTCGCAGCGCGATCGATACCGGGATCGAGATCGACTATCAGCTGAGCCAGGCGGGACGCGGTCTGAAATATAGCAGCGACCCGACGCTGCTGATCCGGGAGCCGGCCGGGCTGGATGGGACGATGGTGCGCGGGGCGGCAAACGCGCTGGTGGTAAGCGAGAAAGGCGATGCCAAGCTGCTGGAAATCGGCGGCACGGCGAGCCAGGCGGTTATCGACTATGTGCGCACCTTGCGCGAGTTGGCGCTGGAGAGCCTGCACGGCAATCGCGCGGATGCCAGCCGGCTGAGCGCGCCGGCCAGCGGACGTTCGCTGGAGCTGATGAACCAGGGTTTGCTGTGGCTGGCGGACAATCTTCGGATCAGCTACGGCGAGGGTGCGCTGTTGAAACTGGCGCGCATGATCCTGCGCGCGAGCCGGATCCAGCCGCTGCGGGTGGAAGGCAAGACGCTGCCGCCGCTGGATCCCGAGGCGCCCGTGAGCCTGCGATGGCCTGACTGGTATCCGGATGATGCGCTGGACGCGCAAAGGACGGCCGAGACGATGATCGCGCTGGTGAATAGCCGGCAATTGTCACGCGAGACGGCGCTGCGTCTGCTGTGCGCGGAGTACGGGATCGACGATGCGGCAGCGGAAATGCAGCGTATTGCCAGGGAGACGTTGGAATGAGCGAGACCGAACCCGGACTGCCGGAGGCGGATGCGCTTGCCGAATTGAAGGCACGGGCGGAGGCCCTGGAGCGGCAGTTGCACGAGGCCGAGGCGCAGGCGGCCTTACGCTTGCGCGAAGCCGAACTCAAGGCCGAGGCGCTGCGCGCCGGCATCGTTGATCTGGATGGGTTGCGGCTGCTGGATCCGGCGTTGCTCGCGGGCGGGGATGTCGGCGCGGCCGAAGCGATCGGCCGGCTGCGGCAGGAGAAGCCCTGGCTGTTCACGGCGGCGGCCAGCGGCGCGGGTGCGCCGCCGCCGCCGGCGCGGCCACGCCGCAAGCTTGCCACCGAAATGAGCGTGGAGGAATGGCGGGCGGCGCGGGCTGACCTGCTGCGGCGGCGCTGAGCAACGTTACGAGAAAGATTCTTCTTTTTCTGAAGAAAAAGAAGCAAAAAGACTTTTGGTTGTGCTGTCGCGGACTTGGCGACTGGCGTGCGCCATATGAGCAAAAGTTTTTTGGTTCTTTTTTTCAAAAAAGAACAGCTTTTTTCTCACACTCTGCGGGGGCCATGGGCCCCCTTTTTCTTTCCTGGGGGCCTGAATGAGCATCTCGAACTTTCCGGCGGCGTTGCAGCCGATCATCCAGCAGGGTTTTCTGGAGCGCGAATTCCAGCAGGCGCTGCGCTCCAGGCTCGGGTATCGCGCATGTGCCGACCGGGAAGAATTCGCAGTCGGCATCGGTGAGACGCTGACGAAGACGCGGGCGGGCCTGAAGCCGGCGGTGACGATACCGCTGGCGGCGAACACCAACACCAACCTGGATAACGGGCTGACGCCCGGATCCTGGAACGTGGAGCAGTTTACGCTGACGCTGAACCATTACGCAGCGACCATGGATCTGAACATGGTGACCAGCCGCGTGGGGATCGCGAGCCAGTTCCTGCAGAATGCCTATGTGAATGGCGAGCAGGCCGCGCGAAGTCTGGACGACCTGGCGCGCAACGCGCTGTTCAGCGCCTATTTCGGCGGCAACACACGGGTGCGGACGACACTGACCAGCGCCGGGCCAGCGGTTGCGGTGGACGATGTCAGGGGATTCCAGACGGCATTCGTGAATGGCGTGCAGCAGACGGTGAGTGCCGCCAATCCGCTGGCGGTGACGATCGGTGCCGACATTTACACGCTGACCGGCGCCACGGTGGATGCGACGAATGTCTCGACGACGCCGGGTGGGCAGAGCGGCGTACTGACGCTTTCGGGCAACGTGACCGTGAGCGACGGCACCGCGGGAAACAGCGTTCAGTCGGCGACCTGCTCGCTGATCCTGCGGCCGAACGCACGGGGCAATTCGTCCCTGCTGCAGGCCGGCGACACGCTGGCGATGAGCAACATCCTGGATGCCGTGGCCAATCTGCGGGTCAACGCGGTTCCCGACATGGACGGCGCGTATAATTGCTATCTTGATCCGATCAGTGCCCGGCAGCTGTTTGCCGATCCGGATTTCCAGCGACTGTTCATCGGCCTGACGTCGGCCAATGAAATCTTCAAGCCTGGACAGGGGGTGGTGAACGAGTTCCTGGGCCTGCGCTTCGTGCTGACAACCGAGTCCTACGTGCAGCCGCATCCCTCACTTGCCGGCGCGGTGATAAGGCGGCCGATCGTGGTTGGACAGGGCGCGCTGGTGGAGGGTGATTTCGCCGGCATGGCGGCGGACGACGTGGCGCCGAAGGATTCGATCGTGTCGATGGTGGATGGCGTGTGCATGGTGACGCGGGAGCCGATCGACCGGCTGCAGCAGATCATCGCGCAGTCCTGGTACTGGATCGGCGGGTTCTGCGCGCCGTCCGACACGACGACGAACAGCATGACGGTTCCGACGGCCACGAATGCGAGCTTCAAGCGCGCGGTGATGATCGAGCATATCGGCTGACGGCGGCGCCTGGGCGGAGGCAGCAGCGTGCTGACTGATCAGCAGAAGACCGATGTCCGCCGGTTTTGCGGCTATCCTGCCTATGGGGCGACGCCTTCCGGCAATATCGGATGGCGGTTCTACACATGGTACGGGTTGCTGGAATACCGGATGAACAACCTGTCCGATGCGGAGGTGGCCGTTGTGCTGAATTATCTGGCGACGCTGACCTTGCTGGAGCAGGCGGTGCCGGCCGCCGGCGAGAATCTGGACAGCGATGCCGCGGGTGCGTGGACGCATAATCGAAACGAGATCGGCGACCGGCTGCGGTTGTTCGACGGCTGGCGGCGGCGGTTGTGCGGCTTCTTTGGTGTGCCGCCCGGCGACGGGCTGGCCTCGCCCGGGGTGAACTGGATCGTGTGATGGATGCACGCACGTTGCAGGACCGGATGACGAAAGGTCTGGGCGTTGCTGCCCGCAAGCTCGGCGAGCCGTTCACGGTGTTCCGGCCGGCGGGGCCGTTGCAGCCGACGGCGCCGCAAAACCGGGTGATCGTGCTGTTCGCTGCCTTCCGCGCCGAAGGCGGCGGCACCGGACGGGCACCCGATTACGGGCAGCCGTTGTGGTGGGGCACGTTCGATGCGTCCTATACCAGGCCGGGCGATTATCTGGTGTGCGGGCCGCAGGTGTATTTCGTGGCGAGCCAGATTCCCGGGCTGCCGGTGCAATGCGTGCGCACCAACCGGGTGGTGACGATCCTGCGGCCGGCGCCGACGGCGAGTGGCGGCTATAACGGCTTTTATGCCACGCCGGGCGATATCGTGATCGATGGCTGGCCGGCCAGTCTGCTGGAGGCCGGCGGACGGGCGGGGGACGCAAAGCCGAACGAGATGCGTTTCGGCGCGTGGACGCTGCTGCTGCCTGCGTTGCCTGCGCCGCCGCAGGTGGCGGACGTGGTGACCGACGATTTTTGTTCCACTTATGTGGTGACGGCGGCGGAGCAGAGCGAACTCGGCTGGCGCCTGCTGGTGCGGCAGATCGGCGCCTGACGCGGCCGTCAGCGCGCTGATTTTGGCCTTGCCGGCCTATCGGTTCTTTCTTCCTGACAGCGGAGAGCGACGTGCAGCCAGACCGGCTTCATATTGTGACGGCGCGGTTCAACCCGCTGCGCTGGGCGACGCCGGACCGGCATTATCGCGACTGGGTCAGCCACGTTCTGGATTCGGGCGCGCAACTGACGGTGGTTGAGGTGCAGTATGGCAAGCGGGAGTTCGCCTGCGCGCTGCCGCATGTGAATCACGTGGGACTGCGTGCCGACAGCTGGTCCTGGAGCAAGGAATGCGCGCTTAACGAGGGAATCAAGCGCATTCCCGATGCGGAGTATGTCGCCTGGGGCGACGCCGATGTGTGGCACCGCAAGCCGGGCTGGGCGCGGGAGGTGGTGGAGTATCTGCAGCATTACCGGGTGGTGCAGACCTGGACGCGGGCGCTGGATCTGGGCCCGAATGATGAGCTGATCGGGGTACACCATTCCTTCGCCGGGCAATACATGGCCGGGGCGCCGCTGGTTGCCGGGTCCAGGCGGTTCTGGAAGTTCGATGGCGGATACGCGGATTATCCTCATAGCGGGTATTTCTGGGCCTGTCGGCGCGAGATGCTGGACTGGACCGGCGGGCTGTTCGAACTGGCCGGCATGGGCAGTGCCGACCATCACATGGCGATGGCGATGGCGGGCCTGGTGGAGCGAAGCTGGCCTGGCGGCACCAGCGCCGCCTACAAGGCGCACCTGCTGCGCTGGCAACAGCGCGCCATGCGCTATGTGAACGGCAGGCTGGGCGCGCTGCCGGGGATCATCGAGCACCGGTTCCATGGATCGAAACAGAATCGCGGTTATCTGGGCCGGTGGGAGATCTTTGTCCGGCATGGATTCGATCCGGATACCGATTTGAAGCGGAACAGCTACGGCGTGCTGGAATGGGCCGGAAACAAGCCCGAGCTGGAGCGTGAGTGGGATTTGTATCTACGCGCCCGGCGTGAAGACGACAACTGCATCTAGAGGCGCCGCCCGCCGCCCTGTCCGCGACAGCAAAGCAAAAGTCTTTTTGCTTCTTTTTCTTCAGAAAAAGAAGACTCTTCCTTTTCCCGCAAGAGAGCGATGCAGCGTGGCGGACCTGAGCGACGTAGAGTTGGCATTGGTCAATGCGCTGACGACGGTGGTCTATCCAACCGGTGCGGCGGGCGCGAGCCTGACGGGTAGGCCGGTACGTATCTATCGCGGCTGGCCGATGGCCGGATCGCTGGATGCGGACATGGCGGCGGGCATTGCCAATGTGAGCGTGTTTCCGATTCCGGGTGCGACCCGCAATGTCACGCGCTGGGTGCCGCCGGTGCATACGACACCGGGGGCGCCGACGCTGACGGTGACGGTGAACGGATCGTCGGCCACGTTTGGCGGTGTGGGCGGCGTGGGGCAGATCGCCGGGCTGCTGGTGGCGAACCAGGCGTTTGTTCATGTGGGGCAGGAAGGCGACACGCCCGCGGTGGTGGCGGCGGTGCTTGCGGACAGCGTGCGCGCCAGCATGGCGTGCTGGCTGTCCGGCAGCACGGTGACCGTGCCCGCCGTGACATCGATCATCGCGCGCGTGGTGGGCGATGGCGCGTCCCTGACCGAATGGGCGCGCCAGGAACAAGGGTTTCGCGTTTCTGCCTGGTGTCCCAGCCCGATGCTGCGGGACAGTGTGTGTTCGGCGATTGGCGGCGCGCTTTCGGCCGTCACGTTTCTGACGCTGGCGGATGGCACGGCGGGACGTCTGCGCTACCGGTCCACCGCCAGCTTCGACGATGACCAGGACGCTCAGCTGTATCGCCGCGATCTGCTGTATGATGTCGAATATGGAACGACTCTTGGGCAGGCGGTGCCATCCATGCTGTTCGGCACTGTGGATCTGGCCGGCGCCATCATTTACGCGTGAGGAGAGCGCCTGATGAAGACGGTGTTGCTGGTGGTGCGGCCGTTTGGCCGGCATGCGTTGGGCGACCTGATTACCGATGCGGTGAGCATTCGCGCGGCCGAGACCGGCGAGCATGCGCAGAACGTGGTTCGGATACAGGCACCGGCCGAGGCAACCGCCGGCCGGGAGGGGAACTGACGCATGCCGATATATCAGCAGGGCACATTGAACACCACGTCACTCGTGGTGCCGGACCTGTATGTGCAGATCGTGCCGCCGCAGAACCTGGTTCTGAACGGCGTGCCGACGAACGTGGTGGGCGTTGTGGGAACCGCGAGCTGGGGCCCGGTGAACCAGCCGGTGGCGATCGGCACCATGGCGGATTATGCCGCCGCGTTCGGTCCGGTTGTGGTGCGGACCTATGACATGGGCACCGCGGTGGCGGCTGCGGTGCAGCAGGGCGCCACGGATTTTCGCTGCGTTCGGGTAACGGACGGCACCGATATCGCGGCGAGCCTGACGATCGCGGCGACGGGCAGCGCGTTTGCCGTGCTGCTGAGCGCCCGGTACACCGGATCGCTGGGCAACAGCATCACGATCACGCTGAGTCCAGCAGCGCCGGCGGGGCAATGGCAGGCGGTTCTGGCCATGCCGGGGATGGTGCCGGAGGTGTTTACCAACCTGCCCGCCCCTACCCCGGCTGCGTTCTGGCAAACCCTTGTGAACGCCATCAACCTTGGCAACGGACCGCTGCGCGGACCATCGCAGCTTGTGGTGGCGACGCTGGGCACGGCGCTGGCCAGCGTGCCGACGGCCCAGGGACCGTTGGCGCTGAGCGGCGGCAGCGATGGTGCGAGCGGCGTGACGAGCGCCGCAATGGTCGGGCAGGATACGCTGCCGCGTACGGGCATGTATGCGCTGCGATCCCAGGGCTGCGGCATCGGCCTGCTGGCGGATGTGTCGGACCCGACGCAATGGACGACAGAGGCGGCGTTCGGGCTTTCCGAGGGAATCTACATGATCCTGACGGGACCGCCCGGCGATGCGATCGCTGACGCGGTTTCCACCAAGCAGGCGGCGGGCCTGGATTCCTACGCCGCAAAGCTGATGTTCGGCGACTGGATCTTCTGGAACGATCAGGCCAACGGGCTGACCAGGCTGATCTCGCCGCAGGGGTTCGTGGCCGGCCGGCTGGCGAACCTCTCGCCCGAGCAATCCAGCCTGAACAAGCCGCTGTATAGCGTGGTTGGCACCCAGCGCTCCGGCGTGCCGGGCAGCGGGCAGACAAGCACCTACAGCGATGCGGAGCTGGAGGTGCTGTTCCAGAACGGGATCGACGTGATCAGCAATCCGCAGCCGGGCGGTGCGTATTGGGGTGTTCGCTGCGGCCACAACACGTCTTCCAATCCGGCGATCGACGGCGACAATTATACCAGGCTGACCAACTATATTGCGGCGACGCTGGCAGCGGGAATGGGGCAGTTCGTTGGCCAGGTGATCAATGGCGGCTTGTTCCAGCAGATCCGGTCCACGCAGCTGAGTTACCTGCAGAACCTGTTTTCGCAGGGTGTGCTGGGAAGCCTGGATGGTTCGCCGCCGTTTTCGGTGATCTGCGATACCAGCAACAATCCGCAGAGCCGCACCAGCCTGGGGTTCGTGCAGAGCGACGCGCAGGTGCAGTATCAGAGCATCAACGAGAAATTCATCGTCAATGTGGAGGGCGGCCAGACCGTGATCGTGCAGCGGCAGGTGCTGCCTGCAGGCACCTCCTGATCGGGTTTCCTGCATGCGGCGCCTGGATTGAGGGAGACAAAGCACAATGCCGATCAATTCCTTTTCGATCGGGCGCGATTGCCAGCTTGTGGTGATGGGTCCACAGGGTCGCGTCGATCTGACCTATGTCACCGGGTTCGAAAGCCGGCAGATCACGCAATCGGTGCGGCTGGACCGGCTGGACGGAATCCCGATGGGTGCCGAACTGCCGAAGGGCTGGGAGGGCAGTTTCGAGGTGGAGCGCGGCACCAGCACGGTGGATGATTTCATCGCGGCGGCCGAGCTGATCTTCCTGAACCAAGGATCGATGCCGGCGGGAACGGTGTATCAGTATGTGGCCGAGGTGGACGGCTCCACATCGACCTACCAATACAGCAATGTGGTGTTCAAGCTGGCGAATGCGGGCAGCTGGAAGGGCGATTCCACGGTGAAGCAGAAGCTGGAATTCTTTGCGACGCAGAGACAGCGGCTTTGACGGCGTCCCCGAGCGCGCAGATTGTCGCTGCCGCCGCAGCGACGGTGAGCGTTCGCGATGCGGACGGGCGGGAGCTGACGCTGCGGCGGATAACGGCGCTGGACCGGTTGCGACTGTTCAAGGCGATCGGGCCGGTGCTTTCGCAGAACAATGCGTATCTCGGCATGGCGATGCTGGCGGCCTCGGTCGGCATGATCGATTCCGTTCCGGTGCCGCCGCCGGTGACGGAGGGACAGATTGAGGCACTTGTGGCGCGGCTGGGTGATTCCGGCATTGCCGCGGCCGCGGCAGCGCTTGCGGCCAACCCGGCGCCGCAGATCGGGAGTGCCGCCCAGGGAAACTGAGCGGGCACCCCGATCTGGTCGATTGTCTCTACCTGGTTCGGAACGGGGTGCCGTTTGACGTGGCGTTCTGCCTGCCGGCGGACGAGCGGCTGGCCTGGGTGGTCGCCATGGGCCGGTTTGAGGGATTGGAATTCGATTGGGCAACACGACGCTGGAAGCGCGGCTGAGCGCAGCCCTGCTGGCCGGCGGCGCGCGGCTGATGCAGGCGGTGCAGGCGGCGCTGGCCGCGCGGGGCCTGCCGGCTGAGCTAGAGATGTCCGTGCAGGGAAACCGGCTGCGCCTGGCCAGCCGGTCTCGCGCGGTGATTGACGCGGAAACCGGACGGGTGGGGATGCCGCCCTTGGCGCCGCTGGAGGACGCTGCGCGCGCCGTGGCGCCCGAGGTGGCTCGGGCGGTGGCGGCGACGATGCGGGGGGAGGCCGGATGAGCGACGCGTATGAGATCGGCGTCTCGCTGGCTTTGGACGATGGCGTTTCCGCGTCCATGGAGCGCGCCCGGCAGGATCTGGCGCGGTTTTCCGCGATCCTGCAGGCCGGCATCCCGGTGCAGCGCCTGCGGGAGGCGGGGTGCGCGGCGGTGGCGCCGCCCCCGGTGCGGCCGGCGGAGGTTGAAAAAGCCGCGACGGCCACCGCCCCGACGGCGGAGGCCGGCGATCCGGAGTTTGGGCAGGCGCGATTCGACGCGCGTGTGGACGAGGCGGCGGGGGATGATTCGCCAGGCTGGCGCGTGATGGAGGCGGCGATGGCGAGCGGGACGCCGGTTGATCCGCCGGCGCTGCCGGTGAAGCTGCCGGCGGAGGCGGGCGAGACGCGCGCGGCGGCACCTGTTCGCGACACGGACGCCGGCGCCGCTGCGGCAGCGCCCGAGCGGCCTGCCGCCTCGGCGGTGGCGGAGCGGCCGGCGTCACCGGGGCAGCAGCCGCCGGTCTGGCCTGTCGCGCCGGTGCGGGCAGACGTGCGCGGCCCCGAACCACCGCCCCCTGATGCTGTGGTGGCGGCAGGCAAGGTGGAAATTTCGGTCCCGATTGCGCCGCCGGTCTCGCCGACAGCGCCGGCCGGACAGTCGGCCATGCCGGCCGCCGCGGCGGCGCCGGCGATGATCGCGCCGGTGCGCATGGCCGACCTGCCGCAGCGGCTTCCGGCGGCGGATCTGGGGCAGGCTGGCGCACCAGCGCCGTTCCCGTGGGCTGGTCCGGAACCGGGTGTTGCCGCCGGTGCGCCGTATTTTGCGCCGCCGGCATGGACCCCTGCCCCTTCGCCCTATCCGCCGACAGATGCGGCGGGTGCGGCGGCGGCCCCGGACGATTTACCGGCCCCGCAGCAATCCGCGCCGGCTGCGCCGCGCACGGAAGCGGCTGCGCAGCAGGGACCGGGCGAAGGGGATGTTTATCTGGATGGCATGCTGGTCGGCCGCTGGATGTCGCGCTTTCTGAACCGTGAGGCGGGGCGGGCCAGTGCCGGTCCGACGAGCTTCGACGGGCGACGCACTGCGCTGATGCCGGGACCGACCGTGGGGGGGTGATGGCCGTGTTGACGCTGGGCGGTCTGGAACTCGACGGATTCGAGATCCCGGCCGGCGTGCGGTTCGGCGGCGCGCAGCGTGTGGTGGTGCATCGGCTGATCGGCGGCGCGCGGGTGATCGACACGCTTGGCCGCGACGATGCGGCGCTGCGATGGTCCGGCATCATCAGCGGCACCGACGCCGCGGATCGGGCCCGCGCGTTCGATGCGATGCGCGCCGCGGGCCAGACGCTGGAACTCGCCTGGAACGCGTTCGCGTATTCCGCCATCATTACCGAACTGGATCTGGATTTCTCCAGCCCCTGGTGGATTCCCTACCGGATCGCCTGCACGGTTGTCGCCGACCTGGCACAGTCCTTTGCCGATTTCCTGCCGGATCTTGCCGAAAGCGTCACTGCGGATCTCGCGCAGGCAGCGTTGTTCACGGACGTATCCGGGGCGGTTGCAGCGACCTCGGCGCAAGGTGGCCTGGTGCCGGGCAATCCGGCGCTGCTGACGAGCGCTGCTGCGGTTGCCGGGGTGCAGGCGGTGATCGGGCAGGGGATCGTGACGGCCGGCCAGGGATTGGATGGCGACGATCTGACGCAGCTGGTCAGTTCCAGCGGTACGCTCGCGCAACTGACGTGCGCGAAGGGTTATGTGGGGCGGTGCCTGGCCAACCTGCAGGGCGGCGAAGCGTGAGTGCAGGTGTTTTTCCGTGCGGGAGCGGCATTTGCGATGCGCACCATCACTGTTGCCAGCGGCACTCTTTTTCAGATTGCCGCGCAGTATCTGGGTGATGCCACGCAGTGGGTGCGCATTGCCGCGCTGAATAACATTTCCGATCCGTGGCTGAGCGGGCTGGTGACGCTGAATCTGCCGGATGTCGATCCGGCGGCGGGAGGGGGAATCGGTGAGCAGTAGTGCGCGGGCGCCGGCGCCGCTGGTTCTGCTGAACGGTCTGGCCATCGACGGCGTTATTGACGTTGAGATCAGTGCCAATTCCTATCTGGCCGCAAACCGTTTCCGGCTGACCGCATCGCTGACGGCGACGGGTTACGACGCCTGGGCAGCCGGCCTATTGTCGGTGGAAATCCAGATCGGGATCGATGGTGCCTGGGTCAGCATGATCACCGGCACCGTGGATCGGGTCGCCTTCGACCTGGCGCGCGGGGAAGTGCGGGCCGAAGGACGGGATCTGACATCGCTGTTCATCGAGGCGCGGACGCAGGAGGTTTTCGAAAACCGGACGTCCAGCGAAATTGCTGCGACGCTGGCTTCCCGGCAGGGTCTGGCGGCGGCGGTGACGCCGACAACGACTCTGGTGGGACGGGATTTCCACAACGACCATGCCCGCACCTCCATGGACCAGCATGCGCGGGTGACGACGCAATGGGATCTGCTGATCCGGCTTGCCGAACTGGAGAATTTCGATGTCTGGGTGGCGGGACGAACGCTGAATTTCGCACCGGCTTCGCCAGCCGGCACGCCGCTTGTGCTGACGCCGGACGACTGTTCCGGTATCACGCTGGAACGGCTGCCACCCCTAAATAACGGCCTGGCTGTGACGGTGAAGAGCTGGGACTGCCGGGGGCAGATGGCGGTCAGCCAGACCGCGTCGGCGGGGCCGGCCGGCGGGAAGAGCTACGTGCTGGTCAGCCCCAACCTGACGGAACAGGCAGCCCAGGCTCTGGCGCAGCGTGTGCTGTCGCAGATGTCCCAGCAGCAGCGGTCGGTGGCGATCGAGATGCCGGGTGATCTGACGACCCTGCCCCGCGGTGTGCTGAGCCTTGCGAATACCGGAACGGATTTCGACGGCACCTACATGATCACCGAAGTGGAGCGCAGTCTGTCGTTCCGCCACGGTTTCCAGCAATCTGTTCAGGCCAGGGTGCCGAGTTGGACAATTTTCTGAATCACCTGAAATCGCAGGCGTCGCAGCTGGATCAGGGGTGGGCGCAGCCGCGGCTGGGGGTGGTTGCCTCGGTGGATCCCGCATCCTTCACCGCACGCGTCACGGTTCAGCCGGAAGGCGTGCTGACCGGCTGGCTGCCGATTGCCTCCGCCTGGGTTGGTGCCGGATGGGGACTTGCCTGCCTGCCCGCCCCGGGCGACCAGGTGCTGGTGCTGTGGCAGGAGGGCGATGCCGAACATGGCATCGTGGCGCTGCGGCTATGGTCGAACGTCGCGGCCGCGCCGCCGGCGCCGGTGGGCGAGTTCTGGATCGTGCACAAGAGCGGGAGCTTCCTGAAGCTCGCCAATGACGGTTCGATCCAGAGTTCGGCGGGAACCTGGACCCATACCGGCAGCCTGCATGTGACCGGGGACGTGTTCGATTCGCACGGTCCGCTCTCCGGCTTGCGCGGCCACTACAACGAGCATGTGCACCCGCCGTCCAGCACGCCGCCCTCACCCATGGATTGAAGCGAGGCTGCCGCATGCCAGATGCCAATCTGCTGTGGGGAACCGATCTCGATATCAGCGCGACCGGCGACATCGCGACCACGACGGCCAGCGCGCTGGGCATGCAGCGGGTTCTGCGCCGGCTGCTGACCAATCCGGGCGATTATATCTGGCAGCCGGATTATGGCGGGGGATTGGCGCAGTATGTCGGCGTTCCCGCCGACATCTCCGCAATCAAGGCAAGAATCCGCAGCCAGATTTTTATGGAAGCCGCCGTGGCGCGGCTGCCCGAACCGGCGATCGATGTGCAGGGCACGACGGACGGCAGCGTTTACGTCAGTATCCGCTATGTCGATTCCACGAGCGGCCAGACACAGATCCTCTCCTTTTCCGTGAGCACCTGACATGTTGCTGCAGCTGCAGAATTTTTCGACGCTGCTTCAGAACATGTCCGCCAGTGTTCAGGGCAGTGCGGCGCAACTGATCGATCTGTCGGTCGGCGGTGTGCTGCGGGCGTTGCTGGAGGCAAGCGCGTCCATCGCCTTGTGGATGCAGTGGCTGATCCTGCAGGTGCTGTCGATGACGCGGGCCGCGACCAGCGTGGGACCCGATCTGGACAGCTGGATGGCGGATTTCTCGCTGACCCGCTTGCCTGGTGCACGGAGCGCCGGTTCGGTGACGTTCGCGCGCTACACTGTGGGCGTGGCTGCAACAATTCCGGTCGGGACGACGGTGCTGACCAGCGATGGCACGCAGAGCTTTGCGGTGCTGGCCGATGCCACCAATCCGGCCTGGAACGCGTCCTCGGGGTATTTGCTTGCGGCCGCGGTGGCAAGCGTGACCGTGCCCGCGCAGGCGACGGTGCCGGGCGTGGCCGGCAATATCCAGGCGGGCACGATCGGGCTGCTGGGTACGGCGATCACTGGTGTTGATACGGTCAGCAACGCGCAGGCGTTCGGCGGCGGGACCGATCCGGAAACGGATGCGGCGCTGCGTGCACGCTTCACGCTGTATATCAACAGCAGGTCACTTGCGACGCCGGGCGCGGTCGCGTTTGCGCTGGCCACGCTGCAACCCGGGCTGCGCACGACGATCCTGGAAAATGTCGATCTGACCGGCGAGTCCGTGCCAGGCAATTTCTGTGTGGTGGTGGATGACGGCACCGGTTATCCGCCGGCTTCCCTGATCGCGAATGCCAGCGCCGCCGTGGAGAGCGTGCGGCCGATCGGATCGACCTATGCGGTGAGCGGCCCCGCCATCCTCAGCGTGGCCGTGCAGATGACGATCCTGACCTCCAATCCGCAGACGGCCCAGACTGTTGCCTCGGCAATCCAGGCGAATATTCTGGCCTGGATCGCCGGCCTGCCGATCGCCGGCACGCTGGCCGTATCCAAGCTGGAGGCGATCGCGCATGCAACCGACCCTTCCGTGGTGAGCGTGGTGCAGACGTCGATCAACGGTGGGACGGCAGACGTGACCGCGGCGGCGAATGCGGTGATTCTTGCCGCCAGCGTTACGGTCAGCTGAGATGCAAGGTGACGTCGCCGATTTCGTGCGGCGCATGCTGCAGGTTCTGCCGGTAAGATGGTTCGCCGATGCGCCGCCGATCGCTTCCGCCGTGCTGGCGGGATTCGGATCGGCCTGGGCTTTCATCTACGGGTTGATCGGCACCGTGCGGCTGATGGCACGGATCGCCACGGCGACCGGGCCTTTCCTCGATCTGATCAGCAGCGATTTCTTTGCTGACGGACTGCCGCGTCGATCCGGTGAGACCGATGCCGCCTTCCTGCTGCGCATCCAGCAGGAAATGCTGCGGCCGCGCGCGACACGTGCCGCCCTGCACACGGCGCTGACGGAGTTGACCGGCCAGGCGCCGGTGATCTTCGAGCCGGTGCGGCCGGCGGATACGGGCGGCTACACGGTGGGCGGTGTCGGCTACGCCACCCCTTCCAGTGGCAGTGTCGTCGGCGGTGGCGGTGGCTGGGGAAATCTGCAGCTTCGGCATCAGAGTTTCATCACCGTACTGCGGCCGCTGGGTGAGGGAATAGCTTACCTGGCGGGATATGGAACAGCCGGCGCCCTTGCCTACGGCGATCTTTCCATGGTGGCGACGCCGGTGACGGATGCGCAGATTTTTGCGAAGGTGACGGCGGTTGTTCCGGCGGGGCATCTGGCTTGGGTGCGGCTGATGTAGGAGATAAGCGCGACATACAGTTTTTTGGCTCCTCCATTTCTTTCTGGAATCCCTCCTGCACCTGGTGCCATTGCGGTCGATCAAATCGGTGGCATGCGGCGATGCCGGAGAGGTTCTGATCACTGGGATGTGGTTGCGTGCGTCTCGCTTGGTACGCGTGGTGGTGGCGGGAGGTGCTTTGCTTTTCGGCCCTACAGCGCGGTTAATGGGTGGTGCTGCGTGAGTGATGGGTGACGCTTCGCTTACCCATCCTACGGTTTGGTGCGGCGGGAGTGATGGGTTACGCTTCGCTCACCCATCCTACGGTTGCTGTCTTGCAATAGAGTAAATCAACTACGAAGGCGCGGAGTGCGCGAAGGATTCACGAAGGAGCGTGTGGGGCGGCTGGTGGCGTGTCCTGTTTGCTTCTTTGTGTTTGCTTCGTGAGCTTCGTGCCTTTGTGGTTGATTTTTTTGGCCTCAGGTTCTGACACGCGGCTTCTGCTTGGGCCCCGGGCCTCTGAGGCGCTCCCTACCTGGGTCGAGAGCAAGAACGAACACTTCCTGGATGGAGCCTAAGGACACGATGGACAGACAGATCGTCTATCCCGCGAGCATTCCGCTCGACACGGATATTCTGGGGTTGCAGCGGAATGCGCTGGTCGCTGTCGGGTATCTGGCGCAGGCGACGCTGGGGACCGGCACCGTGGCGGACGGGCTGGCTTGCGGACCGACGCAGCCGGCTTCCATGTCGGTCACGATCGGTCCGGGCAGCATCACGCAATTCGGTTCGGTGGACAGTACCGCGTTCGGATCGCTGCCGGCGCTGCCGGCCGATCCGTTGCTGCGCATGGGGATCAACCTTGCCAGCCTGAGCTTTGCGCTCGCCGCACCTTCCGCCGCGGGGCAGCAGATCAGCTATCTTGTGGAAGCGTCGTTTCTGGAAGCGGACGCGACGCCGGTGGTTCTGCCCTACTACAATTCCGCCAATCCCGGGCAGCCATTCAGCGGGCCAGACAACTCAGGGACGCCGCAGAATACGCAGCGGCTGCAGTCGGTACAGGTTCAGGTGAAGGCCGGCCCTGCGGTGGCGGCGGGCACGCCGAACCTGCCGGCGGTCGATGCCGGCTGGTTCGGACTGTACGAGATTACCGTGCCCTACGGGGCCACCGCCGTGACGGCAGCGAACATCACGCGGCTGCCTACCGCGCCTTTTCTTTCCCACAAGCTGCCGCAACTGACGCCGGGTACCAGCAACCTGGCGGTGTTCCAGCCGACGACCCAGGGGAACTGGGCCGTGCCGGCGGGGGTGAGCGTGGTGCGCGTGCGCGCATGGGGCGGCGGCGGCGCGGGCGGGAACGGATTTGGGGGCGCCGGCGGCGGCGGCGCCGGCGGCGGGTATTGCGAGGGCTATTACAGCGTCTCGCCCGGCCAGGTTTTCACCGTCACGGTCGGCAATGGCGGGGCCGGCGCTGGGTCGGTCGGCGGCATGTCCAGCTTTGGCAGCGTGGCCGTAGCTAACGGCGGGGCGGCCGGCGCGAACGGTACCTCCAGTGCGGGCGGAACCGGCGGTGCAGGCGGTGCCGCGGGCGCCGGCAGCGGCCTTTCGGTGGCCGGCGGCGCAGGAGGGGATGCTTTCGGCAGCGGGACAAACTGGTTGAGTGGCGCAGGGGGCAGCGCCTTCGGCAGCGCCGGCGGCGCGCCGGTGACCGGCGCCGCGGACGCGGCGGTTGCCGGCAGCAATGGGGCCGGCCCGGGCGCCGGCGGCTCGGGCGCTGCCGGTGTGGGGGTGGGCGGCCAGGGCGGGCCGGGGCTGGTGCTGGTGGAATGGTGAGGCCGGGCGACCGCGCCGAACACGCAGCGAGAAGGACATCATGGCAACTCCGGCAAGTTTCACCTGGCAGCCTTGCGTCACCCGCGTCGTTGTTGTGGACGGGTTCGGACCGTATCCGCGCGGCACCTATCCGACCGTGCCGGCACCGCTGGTCTGGCCAGTCAAGGACCCGGGCGACGTGCTAGACTACGTCGTCGATTTCTCGCGGGCACTGGCCGGCAACGACGGCGACGCCGTGGCGACCCTGGATGTCAGCATCGCGCCGGACAATCCGGGCGACCTGACGCTGCAATCTTCCAGTGCGGACGGCGATCTGGCGATCCTGTGGCTGGGCCAGGGCGTCTCCGGCACGTCCTATGCCGTGACCGTGGTGGTGGGCACCAACAGCGGCCGGATCTTTTCGCGCACGATCACCCTGCCGGTGGCAACCCTGAGCGCGGTGGTTTCCACCGCCAACGACATCACCGACCAGAACGGCATTCCGCTGACCGACCAAGCCGGCGCGCCGCTGATGACCTGATTGTCCCGAGACCGCAACCGACAGCGAGACCGCATGCCAACCATTCCGGAATTGCCGACGGCCACCACCGCCGGTCCGCAGGACGAAATCCCGATCAGCCAGGGGGGCATCGCCAAGGCGGTCTCCGTTGCCGACCTGCTGAGCGGTACGCAGCAGGCGCTGATCGTGCCGAGCCCCTGCGTGCTCGGCCGGTCGTCGCTTGGCCCCGGCGCGCCGGAGGCGTTGAGCGTTGGTGCCGGTATTGCGGTGCAGAATGCTGCCATCATGGCGAATGGCGGCGATCATGCATCATTCGTGGAGGAGACGGGCTTCGTCGCCACCGACGAGGCCATCATCAATTCCGCAGGCACGCCCAAGCGGCTCGCCCTGCCCTATCTGCGCGGCCTGTTCAGCGCCGGCAGCAACGTAACGATTCAGACGAACGGCGTGATTGCCGCGCAAACCGATCCGAGCGTGACCGGATCCCTGACCACGCTGACGCAGAGCGTGACGGCGGCGCAGGCCGGCATCGCGGTGATCAACGCGCGGCTGCCGTCCGGGCAGATCGTCGGGCTGAACAGCAGCGGCCAGATCACGCAGCCGGTGGCCGGGGACGTCAGCAGCGCGACGGTGACCGCCGCGGCGGGCGGTTCGGCGCGCACGCTGAGCGCACGCGCGCTGGACAGCATCAACATCCTGGATTTCGGCGCGCTGCCAGGGGGTGCCAACTGCACGGCCGCCTTCAACGCGGCGTTTTCCCGGCTGCCGGCCAGCGGCGGCGAGATCTATCTGCCGGCCGGGGATTACTGGCTGTTCAGTCCGCTGGCGTTCAGCGGCAAGCCGCTCGCGATCCGCGGCGCCGGCCGCGGGCAGACGCGGGTGCATTTTTCGCATACCGGAATCGGATTCGATTGCGCGACGGGAAGCCTGTTCAGCAAGGTGATCCTGTCCGGATTTTCGATGTATGCGGAGAGCGCTGCCGGACAGACGGCGGCGGCGGTGCGCATTACCTATCCCGCGAGCTCGGCCTTCGGCTATGTGACCACCAGCATCAATGACATCGAATGTTTCGGATATCCGAATGCGGTGAACGGCGCGGCGCCGTTTCCGCAGACCTTCCTGCGCGGCTTTGTGCTGAACGGGTGCTGGAGTGCCGAACTGTCCAACATTTCCTGGTTCGGTCCGCCCTCGGCAGCGGGGGCCACGAGTTCGGCGGTGGTGGAGGTGAACGGATCGATCGATACCCGACTGGAAAATATCCAAGCCTATTACGGCAATACGCTAGTGCTGCAGACCGGATATTGCGAGGGCGTCTATATCAGCAATCCGGTGGTCGTCGGCGTCGATTATCTGGTGACGCAGACCAGTCCGGCGACATGGTCCGGCTATGTCGCCAACAAGGTGACGCTGCTGGGGCTGTGGTGCGCCGACGGCGAAGTGAACACGGCGCTGGGCACCGTGCAGCTGACCGGCGTGACGGATGGCTTCTTTGCCAATCTGGACATCACACGCGATACCGGGCCGGCTGCGGCGCAGGTCCTGTTCAATCTGACGAATGTCTCCAACTTTCATGTCTCCGGCTGCAACTTCGTGGGCGGGCCATCGGGCGGACCGAGCCTGGACATCGCCTTCTCGTTCACCAGCACGGCGAACTCGTCCAGCAATATCTTGGAAGGGTGCCATTTCGAGGATATGGCGACGGTGATCCAGATCAATGGCGCGAACGGCACGGTCGCGCTGACCACCTATGGGCTGCATCTGGGCAACGTGCCGCTCGCCACGGCGATCATCGACCAGTCGGTGGCGGGATCCAGCAATTATCTGAGCTTTGTCACGCCGTCCCAATCGGGGGTGCCGGCCGGCATCGGCAACACCAAGGACCATGTCTGGTCCGGTGGCAGCGGCGCGGTGCTGTTCCGCATCAACAACATTGCCGGTGCGGCGAACTATCTGCGGCACCAGCCGGCGACCAGCGGTACTGCGCCGGCTTTGTGTTTCGACGGCACCGACGCGACGGTGGCGGGGGTGATTCAGACCAAGGGCGGCACATTTTCCGTTACCGCCGCCGGTGCGGCGGGGGATACCGGCAACATGCTGACGCTGGTCAACACCGCGTCGGCCGCGAACTGGATCGTGCTGCAGAATGCGGCCTCTTCGAGCCTGTGCCAGATAACGACCAATGCCGGCGGCATCAGCCTGCAGCCGAAGGGACAACTGACGCTGTCCCCATCCGGCGGGCTGTTCGCCACCGGCCTGCCGACGACGAAGCCGGCCGCCGGCAGCGGGCAGATCTGGAACAATGGCGGCGTTCTGAGCATCGCCTGA